GTTCGAGAATATCTTGCAACGGGTCATTACCGATCAAGATATGAAAGACAAACGAAATAAATAGGTAAGTACCGATATGCAATCGACTAACCCAGTAACCGTAGAAAGCGCATCAAGTGCGTTATTGGCTCCAAGTGAGTCAGAAATAACCGAGGTTAATAATACCGAAACCGAAGTGGCAGAAGTAGAAGAAGCCGAAGTTGAGCAAGAAGCCGAAGTTGAAACTGATGATGATGCCGAATACGCAGAATCAGACGATGAAGACGATGGTGATGAATATGAGGCATCGGACGAACAGGAAGCCGATCAAAGTGGGCCTGAAATGTTTGCCATTAAAGTTGATGGTGAGCAACTTTCAGTAACCCTAGATGATCTAAAGCGTGACTATTCAGGCCAGCAATATATTCAAAAAGGCATGAAGCAAGCAGCCGAAGCGCGAAAGCAAGCGGAAGAAGCCTATAACGGCTTAAACCAACAGCGACAGCAACTTGACCAGTTTATGCAACAAGTAGGGCAAAAAGGTTTGATGTTAGAACCCACTCCACCCACGAAGGATTTGCTTAATGCAGACCCTTTAGGTTACATCGAAGCTGATGTCACTTATCGTGAAGAAATGGGGGAATATCAAGCTGAACAGTACAAGTTAAAGCAGCTCAATGAAGCAAGAGATATAGAGCAAGCAAAAGCTGACAAAGCTAACTTGGATTATAATTTTGCAGAACTTAAACGAGTGCTTCCAGACTTTGGTGACGCTAATAAAGCAACCAAAATGAAGGAAAAGCTACTCAAGCAAGGTTTAGCCGAAGATTATAGTGTCGAAGAAATTGGCGGCATTATCGATTATCGCGCCATGCGAGTTTTAAACAAAGCGCGGCTTTATGACCAAATAATGGCAGGCACATCATCAGTTGAATCTAAACTGAAAAAAGCCCGTCCATTAATGAAGTCTGGTACTAAAAAACAACCCGATTCTGCTGGCAAAAAACACAGCAAGCAAATGTCTAAATTGAAAAAATCAGGCAGCATACATGATGCAGCCACATTATTGTTTGAATAGTTTAACTTATTAATTTTAAAGGATTACCATGTCTCAACCAGCAAATACGTTCGATACCTACGATGCTAAGGGCATACGTGAAGACTTAGAGAATATGATCTATGACGTTTCTCCCGAAGAGACTCCATTGCTCAGTTCTATTCCAAAAGTAAAAGCAACCAACACTTTGCATGAATGGCAAACAAACGCATTGAGGGCAGCAGCAAATAATCATCATATCGAGGGAAGTACGACCTCGGCTTCGGCAATTACGCCCACAGCTCGTCTTGGAAATTACACCCAGATTTTCAAAAACTCAGTTATCACCTCTGGCACTAACGATTCTGTTGAGGCTGCGGGTCGGTCAAACTCTGAGATGGCCTACAACATATTGCGTGTTGCCACTGAGCAAAAGCTCGATATGGAAAAGGCTTTGTTTGAAAACGTTGCTCGCGTAGCTGGTAATGCTACTACTGCTCGTAAATTAGCAGGCTTAGGCGCATGGGTCAGCACAAACACTTCTTTTGGTGGCGGTGCTGGAGCAGACCCTACAGGCAATGTACCTGGTGCAACTCCACGGACGAACGGAACGCAGCGAGTATTTACTCAAGTTCTTTTCGATGGAGTAATGCAGGAAGTGTGGAAATCTGGAGGCAAGCCAGACACAGTTTATCTTTCAGCTTTTCAAATGGGAAAGGCATTAGGCTTTGATGGTAACAACAATCAACGACAGAACGGAGCTGTAGGCCAAGTAAACAACAACATTGCTGTTTATTTAACGCCCTGGGGAAGTGTTTCATTTTCCCCTGTACGAGAGTCAAGATCGCGTGACGTTTGGATTATCGAAAAGGACAAGTTGGCACTTGCCACTTTACGTCCAATGAAGAACGAAGCACTTGCCAAGACTGGCGATAATGAGCATCGTCAAGTGGTCTGCGAAACCACTTTGGTCGTCCGAAATGAGGCCGCGTTAGGTCTTATTGCTGACTGTACAACTAGCTAAACATAACTTAGTTATGCACAAGGGGGTGCTTTTGCGCCCCTTTTTTTTAAGGAATTATTGTGGCTAAAATTGCAGAACATTTTCACGAAGATGGTGACAAGATAATTCACGTTAAACAACACGACTTTAATCCATCATTAAACCAAGCAGCCGCTATGCGTGAAAACGGCAATGCTCATTTTGGCGATTCAGTGTGCGTGGGTGTGGTTGACCAAGCACTTATGGGCGAGTGGGCAAAAGAAGCAGGCATTGCTTGGACTGACCCAGCTATGGAGGATGTTGTTAAGCGCAAATTAATGTCTGGTGAGTTTGACAAATTACGAGTTTGGAAAGGCAATTATTAGGTGTGGTCTAGCCCTTTAGAGCTTTATCCAGTTCATATTTTGCCAGCACCACAAGGACAAGTTTTTATAGCAGAACCAAAAGTAGAGTACCAACTTCAAGCCTATGTGCAAATTCAACCAATTAAGGGGCCGTATCAAATGCAGATGTTTCCTTATTCCAAAAGGCTTTGGATATGCTAGCCGAATTAGCCATTGCTTCAGCTAGTTTCAAAATTATAAAGCAATGTGTCTTAGACTCAGGCGACCTCTTAAACGCTGGTAAGGCCATTTCTGACTATTTTGGAGCAGAGCAGAAAATTGCCAAACAAGTAGAAAATGGCACTGGCGATATAATGGCTGCATTTCAGGCTAAAAAAGATCTTGCTAAAAAAGAGGAAGAATTGCGCTGGCTTTTAAACAAGGAATCGCTAATGGGCTACCATCAGTGGCTTGAATTTAAAGCTCAATATTACCGCGATCAAAAAGAAAATGAGAAAGAACTAGCTAGGGCGAGACATAAAAGACAAGCTGCTATTGAGGCCAATATTACTGTTGCTATAAAAGCATTTGGCATTATTTTTATAATCATGGTTTTAGTTTTTGGTGGATTAATTTACATGAAGAAAAACCCCGTAGTTTCTGACCCAAAAATACAGCCTGGTTATCACAAGATGGAACGCTAGAATGAAAGACGATTTTGAGTTAAGTGAAGCACAGTTAAATAGAATAGCAGAACTTGCGTCTGAAAAGAGTATGCAAGCGTTCCATGCAGCAGTAGGTCGCTCAGTATTAAAAAAGAGTGCCTGGCTTGCTGCTGCGGTAGGCGTTGCAATTTTAGTTTTTCTTCAGGAGTACGTTCCGAAATGAGTTATAAATTTGGTGAAAACAGTTTAAAAAATCGTGCTGGAATTAACCCCGACTTGATTGAGATTTTAGATCGCGCTGTGGAAATCAGTATTTATGATTTCGGTGTCCCTGAGCATGGTGGCGTGAGAAGTGCTGAAACTCAAAAGAAATTATTTGACCAAGGCGTATCTAAAGCTGATGGAACAACACATAAGTCATTTCATCAAACGGCTAATGCGGTAGACGTATATGCGTATGTTAATGGTCAAGCTAGTTGGAATCACGAACATTTAGCTGTCGTGGCTGCGGCAATGCTTCAAGCCTCAAGTGAATTAGGAATACCCCTAGAGTGGGGTGGCCTTTGGACGGGATTCTGTGATCGACCACATTTTCAATTAGCCAAGGATTAGCACATGGGATGGTTATCAAGTTTAGTGGGTGGAAGCGTTGTAGAGCCAATAGCAGCAATAGGTTCGGTGCTAGACAACCTAATTACCACAGATGAAGAAAGGGCAGCAGCAGACCTTTTAAAGTCTAAGCTGGCACAGCAGCCTCAAATGGCACA